GTGAAACGGACGGATTACTGGATTCGCTTACCCGTTTACACCTGGTGTCGTATTGCTATCGCACAGATGAGGGTGAGCTTAAGTCCGGGGTCGTACCCTTAAAGATGGCGCTGGGTGATCCCATCCCTGCAAACGAGCATACAAAAGGATTGATCGACATCTTAACCAATCGCAAAGTGACCGTAGGGAACACCACAAAAACCCTAGTTCCTTGTTTTCACGGTGCAGAGTACGACATATCTGTATTGTCCTTATTTGGGTTTCCCGAACCCGTCATATTCCATGACACACTAATCGCTGGCTGGTTGTTGTGCCCAACTGTTGAGGAGGAACTCGTCACAACGATCAGCTCTAAAACACTCAAACCCGTTAAAAAGCATAGCAAATACTCGTTAGCGGCATGGGGTCAACGTCTGGGTCTTGCAGAGCGCAAGTTGTCTAGACCCGATTTTTCTGAGTATTCCGCCGCGCTTGAAACGTACGGCGAAAGAGACGCTCGCTCTCAGTGTCTGCTAGCCGAATACATCTTGCCAAGACTGCAAGAGGATGCCAAAGCCTGGAACTTGTATTCTGAGATCGAACTACCCTACTTGCACGTCATCCGACAATTGCAATCGGCGGGTATTCACTTTGATCTGTCAAAGTTGTTAGAACTAAAAACAACGCTGTCGGAAAAGCATCAATTCATTACGTCGAAAATGGCTGAGTTAGTCGGTCTCGTACCACTCGGTAAGTGGTCTAAGACACTGCATCCCCGTAATGGAGATGATGTAACAGACAACGAGTCGGACGCCATTCCGGGTATGTTTAAATACCTAGGAAAAGAAATAGATAAAAAAGACAATCGTGAACGCTACACCTATAGAGCCTGGACGGCTTTTTCTCCGAACTCTTTAGCTCACAAACTCTATGCGCTCAAAAAGCTGTATGGGTTTGAATCGCCGAAGCGCACCGCCTCCGGCAACGAGGCACTAGACAAAGAGGTGCTAAAATCATTAGAATACCCACTAGCTCAGTTGTTGAGTGAGTACTCGGTCTATGAGAAGTTGATGTCCACGTATATCAACAAATTTATTGATAGTGGTGGAGTTTTGAAAGGGTCTTGGATCCAATACGGTACCGTTACTGGACGTATTTCGTCACGCAACCCGAACTTTCAGAATCTTCCAGCCCGTGGGGAGTTTGGTGATGCGATCCGAGACACTGTGATTGCGCGATCGCCCGATCACCGGTTAGTTGGGATCGACTTGGATCAGATTGAGTTAAGAGTTTTATCCTGGTACCTGGTCAACATGTTCAAAGATGAGCTAGACGACTATCCGGATGCCAAAGTGCTTTGGGACTGTTTCCACGCGGGAGGTGATCCGCATCAGCTAAAAGCCGATGAGGCCAACGTATCGAGATCGGTTGCCAAAACGTTTAACTTTGGCGACTTGTACGGGTCAGGGTACGCCCGTGCTGCAAGCATCATTGGATGTACGGTTGAAAAAGCGAAAGCGTTGATGGATGAATGGAGAGCGGCAACCCCAGCCACCCAAGAGCTGAAACGGCGCGTTTGGGATAAGGCGTCAAAAAATGGCGGTGTCGTACACACCCTCTACGGTCGGCGTCTGGTCTACCCAGACATTTGTCTCCCGGTATTTAGCTGGAAAGAGAGACAGTCCAATCGATCGACCCGGGTACTCGGTAACGCCTCGGTCGAAGAGCTCTGTAAACGTCGAGCCGAAGCCCAACGGCAAGTATTTAACGCCCTGATCCAAGGGACGGCGGCTGACATCTTTAAGATTTTGGCAAGCAAGGCGACGATTAAACTGCTCAAGATCGGAGGGATCCCCATTCTAAACGTCCACGACGAATACGTGGTGGATGTCTTAAAAGACCATGACGAAGAGGCCAAGACCATACTCAATCAGGTATTTTGCATGACGCCTGAAAACAGTTTACTTCCTGGACTTCCGATCACCGCAGAAGCCAAAGTAGGGCGAACCTGGAAAGAATGTAAATAAGGGCCAACTATGAAAATGAACGAAGATCAGATTGGGCTTTACCAAAAGCTTATGCATGTGAAAGCGGAGTTACCAACCGTCACAAAAGATGCAATAAACACGGAATACCACAATCAGTACGTGACGCTTAATGCTGTGTTGAGTCTGATAGAGCCGACCTTAAAAAAATATGGGTTGTATCTAGAACAGCCTCAGGAAATACGAGGCAGTATGCTGGTTCAAGTATCCCGGATTGTGGATATTAAAACCGGGGCGTACTGTGAGTCTATGCTTGCAATAGACCCAGACCTAACGGCTCATCAAGTGTGTGGAGCATCGACCTACTACAGGCGATATACGCTGCTTGGATTGCTGGCGTTAGCGGCTGAGGATGATGATGGTATTACGGCGACGAGAAGACCTGAAAATCCAGCACCAGAACGGAAACAATTTAGATACCAAAAATATAGGAGTTAACGATGCCGTTTAGAACAGGACTAGCGAAAAGAAGTGAACGACCTAAAGAGCCAGAAAAAGATACTGGTTCTGAGTTCAAAGAGGTTGGTTATATGCACCTCTACCCATCCACTAAAGAGGACTCTAAATATCTGTTCAGGTTTGAGGTTGGACTCGATAGTCCAGAAACCTATTTGGCGGGGTTTCTGTACGAACCCAAACACGACCATCAGACCAAGGCAGTGTTATGGGGTGGGATGTATGCCCAAAAAAAGATCAAAAACCAGTACAAAATCGACTTTGACCATCAAGTCGGTTTTTTATCGTTGTATGAAAATCAGAATGGTAGAAGTTCAAACGTACTCTATGGTTATTTCGACGTAGCCTCTGACTGGACAGATTTAAAGCTTCGAGTGTCACTGTATGAAGAAGAAATGGACGATGGTGCAGTTGGATATTCAGGCAAGGTTATTCAGAAAGTAGAAGCATCAAACCAAGAACCAGAAAAAAGACCTCAAACGCGCAAGAGTCACTTTAGAGAGCAGCTTAGACATCGACTCAATAGCCAACCGGAAAACCACAACGACACACCGTTTTAAGTCGTTTGCTCACGGAGTAGCTGAGATCATCAACTACTCCATTAAGAATATGGAGTAAAAACCATGACCTCTTACAAAAAAGACCCCTACGACGCTGATGACGAGGAAATCAAAATGTTCAGGCTAGACCTGGAAAGGCAAATACAGATTACGTTCATGGAAGAAGCTTCTTTCGTCGATGGGTATCAAATTGTTTATCGTATACCTGTTGAAAAGGGCTTTCACTCAATTGAAGACCAGTATCTACCCCTGTACTGCTACGAATATGATGAAGAGATCGCCAACGGCTACCTTGGCGATCTGTTGTCTATTTATGCTGAGTTTTGTAAGTCAAAAGGTCGATCGTTAGAACGACTAAAAGAGAATCGGCTAAATAACTTTCTGCTGCAAGCTGAAATCATCCAATTGATACAGTAATTGATTTTAGCTACAATAGTCATGTTGGCCTACTAGCACAACTCCTTACTTTACAAAATCATGCCAATAAACAAAGACACGACGGATCTCATAAAGGTCACGATGCCGAAAGCAACCAAAACCGCGTTGGAAATTGTCGCGAAACAAGAATGTGTGTCACTAAGCGCTTTGCTGCTTGACGCGGCCATTGAACTCTATTTGATGGGCAGACACCGTGTAAAATCTAAAAAGCCAGCAGAGTTTGATTTAGAGGGCCAATAAACGAATCCCTGAAAAATGACTGGTTTGTCCTAGTGCAGCGGTCGAGGATGAACCGTTTAGGTCAGGATAAACCGATACCTGGATCGTATCTGAGTTAGACATTTGCAAGATGATAGAACCTGTGGATGCAAAAGTAGCCCCTGATAATGATGTACTAGTCCAGTTTTGCTGGGTTCTACCGCCTTGATAAATGATTGAACTGTTGTTGTAGTTAAGGTACGTGTCATGAAACGTGTACGTTGTACCCCCTGTGCTATCAAAAACAACACTAGTCCCGTAGGAAAACAACCAAATACCAGGTTTCGTACAGGTGAATATACCCGTTGTTGATGCGTACTGACTATCGGTGTCGTAGGTTTCGGTGTTAAAGATGGCGGTATTTACAGACGCTTTTGTCAACGACTGGTTTGAAGTTGTTCGTCGCGCTAAGAACCTGGAGTGTTGGTTTTTGACAAACGCCGTGGTAGCAATGGACGTATCACTGTCGGAGTCTACGGGGGTGGTCGATACCGGATTACCTCCGAGCGCCGGTGAGTTGGCTAAAAGATTTGTACCATAGGTATTCACAAATGCGGTGGTTGCTAACGACGTATCGTTGTCACCGGCCGTGGGTGTGGGTGCTGTTGGATTGCCCGTAAATACCGGTGACTCTAATGGCGATAATGTGTTGATAATGTTGGCAACTGCACTACGAGTTGCAGTCTGTACCGTGTCAGCACTCCACACAGCATAGTTATACGCGGCGTTAATGGGCACATAAGACACCCCCGCAAACGACGGCCCTACCCCATTGAGGGCGTATTCATAGGCCCGTCTAGAGACTCGGTTTAACTCTTCTTCCCACAGCGCCGAATTGAACTTATTGGCGAACGTCACCTCTTGCACTCGCATCGAGGGTGTGTTTCGCCTCACTTCTGCGGCTAGAGCACTGCCAAAGGCCGTACCGACATACGTTAATACCGTCCGACTCGTCTTTGTCCAGTTTGAGTTGGGGTTGACAGCTCCGTTGACGATGACCGTAAAGTCTTTTACGGTCAGATCAGCCATTAGATTTGCATTTGTAACATCCACCGTAAATGGGGTTGTACCGATTGGAGTTGTAAACGGTACGTTATTTGTTGTTAAGTCGGTTGGCATCGTCTATTACCTTTTGTTCATCAGGTGTGGCGGGTAGGTTATGGATGATCATGTTTTGTCTCTGTAGCTCACGTATAGCGGCGCGTGGTTTTAATCCTCGCTCCGTACGCCACTTATAAAATCGTCTATAGTCTATTTCCAGAGCTGCCCATGCCGCTTTCATGGCTCCAATACGTAGCTCTTGTTCCGCTCGTCGCTTAGGATCTGCGATGGTCGGTAAGTTCTGGGATGCCTTTTGGATCGTTTTTTTGCCATCGAGCAGTGCGGCCCGGATGGTCTCCTCGCGGTATCCCATGTTGTAGGCGATATCCAGATATTGCGGGTTTAGTCCACCATAATCTCGTAACATCTTGATCCACCATGTTTTGGATACTTCGTCATCAACCCGATCCCGGTCGGATCGTTCGGCTCCAAAAATCGACAGCTTACCGGGTCTTTTAAGCTCACCTGTCTTTGTGTCGTATTCAGGGCGAAGCCCAAATATTCCGCCTGGGTTTGCACGGTTCAACGTACCTAATATCGGGACTAAGGTTTCCAACCAATACCGACCTAATGGGTGGATGTATGTGCCAAGAAAGGAGGAGTATTGTCGGCCGGTGTCATCCTCTTTCAAACTCCGACCGGTTCGGATGTCTTCCCCTTTGATCGTCGAGGCGATCGCTTGGTGTATTTGGTACGTGTCCTTGAGGATCCCGTCTAGATACCCGTCTGATGTGCTGGTATCCCACGGTATATTCTTTTTAATCTGGTCATCCGGTGTTCTGGGTTGGGTGGCTTCGGTCCAAATCCCAAACGACCGTAATACCTCATTCGCTCCAATCTCAAGACTATTCCATGCATCCGCCATCGGGTCAATGGGGGTCATGGGTAAGGCGAAGTAATCGCCATTTGGCATCTTCCAATACCAATTTTTGTCGTTGAGAACATGGTTTGGGATTCCACCTTCTGGGAAGTCCTCACCTTCTAGGTACATGGGTGCGTTTTGAGCCGCATACAGTTTGTTAAACGTGGCAAACGCATGCGGATTGCGCAATACGTGTCTCACTTGCATGGGCAAATTGCGGGATCGATAGGCCCAAAATGGAATGATGTACCGTCCAATGAATTTATCCACACGGCCCAAATCGTCATACCAATAAAAGTACTGACCAATATGTTCAACGGCTTCCTCTAAATTCATATGTCGCGTTTGACCTGTTGTGATCAGACGCGTCGCATCATGGATGGCGGCTCTGGCTTTTTCGACAAACAGTCCAGGACGGTTAAAGGCGTCGGTTGCTGTCAAACTCTTTAAGACTGAAAATTTAGAGGCGTTGTCAAGCACGTTGTTAAAAAACCGAAACGGTTGTCCTGCCACATCATTGATGGCGTATTTGGCCATCTCAGACACTTCCTGGATCGCTCGCCCCCAAGATTTGTACTCGTTCACGGTATTCCAAAGGTACCGCGCCCCACGCTTCACGTTGAGTGGATTCCAACTATGAAATGCGTTACCCACCGTCTGACCGTTAAACGCCGTATAGGCATTGACCAATCCCTGCTCAACGGCTTGGTGATACAGGGCTCGTTCGGTGACCAGCTCACCGCCAAACCCCCGATAGATTTTACGAGTGTCATCGAATACGTTATAGCCGACTTTGTGCGCCGTGATCGTCTTAACCAGCGTCGGTAAATAATCCAGGATGTTACCCCCCGCTGCACCCACCTGGACAAACTGAGACCACAACTGACGGGTGACAAATCCCGTTGTCGCAGTCACCATCGTCCGAAAGGTGGTCATCAAATCTCCGAGTACCTGACCAAATACCGACATCTTGGTTGGCGAGGTTGAGATGTCCAATAGGGCATTGTTTAAGTCACTGACAATCGGATGGACGTAGGTACTCTTAAAGGCCTCAAGATCGGATAACCCAAACTGCTTGTGCAGCTTAGCGGGTATTGAGTCGGAGAGTGGGACAAACGATCGATACAACCCGGGATTCGCAGCTCGTTCAGCCGCTGAAACACCCCAACCATTTTCAATCGCATTGCGAACCATCATCCACTCCATGCCAGATTTACCGGCCATGCTGGATAATTGCTCTTCAAACAATTTAGCGGTTCTATCCCAATCGGTTGAGATTAGTTCGTCTAATTTAAATGGCAACCGTGGATAAAGCGTTTTTAAGTGGTTATAGATTTCTTCAGATGTCATTGGCGTTTTTGACAAAATATTAGAGCGAACAAGCCGATCCACAGTCTCTTCACCTAAATGTTGAAACAGAGCACGCCCTAATACTTTTGAGTCATCCAAAACATCTCTAATATTTTCAATTAGTTTACCGGTTTCGTCTGATAGAACCTTGTAGATCTCTGGGTTTTTTGACCTAAATAAATAATCCAATAACACTTCATCCTCAGCTAAAAATTTGAAGCTGTTTTTTGCGGATGTAAATACGTCTCGTAGATTTTTTGTAATGCCATCTGAAAACTTGACACCATCGTCTAGCATTTCCCAGTCAAATCGTCGGAGTGCTTCGGCTGAAAAGATCTTCGGAAAATACCCGATATCTTGCAAGGTTTCGATATTAATCCCGGCTTTTGCTCCGATGGCGATCGCTTCCTGGTACACATCAGCCACCTTATGGGCATTGTCCAACAGCAACACGACATCGTCGTCATCAAACCCCAATCGACGCAATCGATCGAGAAAGTTATCCTGTCGTTTTTTTAGTAATGTTGTCCCATTCGATGCCAAATCGCCGTATTCATTGATGTATTTCTGCCATCCGATCTCTTCAGCTAACGAGGTGATCGTCCGAAACTCACTATCGCTTAGACCGTATTTCCGTTTCAAGGGTAATACCTGCTTCCAAGCTTTCTCGTTGATTTGAATAAACTCGATCTTGGCTAACGCTTCATGAACCCCGCCTTCCCATAATCGGCGTGCTCGATTAAAAAACTGTCTGACTTCCCCGGATGGCGTATATTTGTTGCCGAGTCCGAATATGTCGTAGGCTACCGCAAAATCTCGTGCCATTTGATGTTGGATGCCCCGTGTACCCAAACCTGGGTTTAATTTATTAACCTGCGATAGTCTGGCGGCGTTTTCATACCGCGTCAAAATGAGTTTTAAAGCTCGTTCACTTGCTGCCTCTAACCCTTGTTGTACAGCGTTACGTGCATTCTTTAAGCGTGACGCTAATAATTCCATACGGCGGGATACATCATCCAATTCAGCGTCATTAAATGTCCCTTTCCCTCGCTGTAATTGGGGATCCGGTAACGGGAGTTCACACCCTAAACTTTTTGGTGTTACAGGCATGGTTTGTCTATCTCCTGTGCATATCCTCTACGTTTTAGGTCATCTACGGGTTCAACCCGTCCTCTATCCACGGTTCGGTTCGTAATGGTTCTGTTTTCATCGGTCACGATGTCGATTAGCTTGTCATCGGCATCCGCCAACTGTTCGGCCAATTCAGACGCCTGCTGCTCTGCTTTGAGGTAGGCCGACTGTAAGCGTTCAGCGTTTTCCGCTTCTAACGACAGATGGGACTGTAACCGATTCGTTGCGGATGTGGCTGAACCAAAGAGATCATCGGCCCAACGGTCTACCGATAACCGAGCCGCTTTTTGTTCCAGCATATCGCCGGTTCCAACAGCCACCTTGGATAGGGTCTCAATCGGTAATGGCCCTTCGGTTTTTAAGACATTCACGACGACATCATCCGCCGTCTGTTTGATGATGGAGTCATAACCAAGACCCTGTATACCAGCGGCTACACTCCGTTGGAATGTCAACATCTTGTCTTCGGGGATCATGCGTGGGTTGAGTTCAGCCCAAGTCTCGCGAAACGCAGTCCAGTATTTATCCAACGCAGCATTGGATATTTTGGCTATGTATGATCTCGTCAACTTTGGATCTAAAAACTGTTTTACGCTATCAACAAACACCTTACGCACGTTTTCATCCGGTTTGACGTTGGCATTGAGTGCTCGTCTGGTATCCAAACCTACCTCATGCACCATTCCGCTACCGTTCTCAAAATACCGTGCAGTCGGTACGTGCGGTTTGTTGACCTGTGGGTGAGCTAAGGCAAACTGCGTGGCTACTTCGGGTTTTGTCGTAAAGTACACCCCTGCTCCTAACTCATTGGGTGACGATCCATCTATCGGGTTAATCCGAGACAGGTCATCAATGTCCAATTTTGTGCCATGATAAAACGTTCGACCAACCACAAATCTAGTATTTAGACCATCTCTAGCGGCTTTATTGCGCGGTGGTTTTGGGCTCTTCACCGCTGGATCGACGACGGGTTTCGGTTTGATGCTTAAGTCCAGGTCATCCATACCCCCCAATACCTGCTTCGACTGTAATTGAGAGACAATGGGCGATCGCTCAAGATTTGGAGCTGATTCTAGCTGCTCTGTGCTCCGCATCAACCGTTTCAATGCCTGTCTTAGTTTATCTTGCAAATCATGTGATTTTTTTGCCGCTTGCGTGTAACTCGCTTGTAGGTCAACCAGCTTAATGGTTTGAGCTAGAGCCGGTGGAGATTTACCAGCCATACCCTCTGGCATTACAGCCTTTGAGATGACTTTGGCTAACTCTTCTTTTGGTATCTTACGCAACACCTCAGCGGCTTGCTCTGCTGTCTTTCTGGCAACCTGTCGGCTGGCTGGACTCACATTGACTTTATTGGCCGCTCGTTGCGCTTTTTGAATCCATTCTTGGGCTTGGGTTGCCGTAATCTTTTTGGCACCCGCTGAACCGGCTTTGGCAGCAAAGTTAGGAGCCCGTGCTGCTGTTTGTTTGGCTGTTTGTTTTGCTATGCGTGCGCTCCCGGTCAGTCCAGCCACAATATTGTCGGTTATATTGCCCGTCACCAGATCCAAAATGATGCCAGCAGCCCATTGGTACGGATTGTTTGGGTCTGTTACAGGAGTCAGGTACCGACGTTCGGTATTAACATTACCAAAGCCTAAATCCTCACCATTTAATGCATCAGCGAGGCGCGATCGCTTATTGAGTGGGTTGTTTCCTTCATAACGGTGCGTCGCTACATCCGCCACGTCATAAATAAACGAGTTGAGGACTTGTTGTGGGACATTAAAGACGTAGTTCGCGAATCCCAGAGACCCACGACCAAATTCTCCAAATTCACCTTTCGTTAAGTCTAATTGTGGTTTTGGTGGTGGTATATTCGGATCCGTTGATTCCGGGGCTGATAAATACGATAGTGCTTCAGCAATTTCGCGTTTGTTCTCTTCGGTCATAATGCCCTCTCTTCGGTCTATCGATTTACCTGTAAAGGCATCCCGCCACATGTAGTCAATGGCATCCAAAGTACGAACGATAATACCCGGTAATTGAATCAAACCTTGAACCCCTTCCCACGTTGCCTGAAAAAAGCCTAGAGGTTCTTTTTCTTTCTGTAGTCTCTGTATTTCTTGACCAATTATGGATGCTAGACCGCCACGGGCCTGAATGGCGTTTTGCGTGGCGGTTGTAACGTGATCCTCACCCACCTTACCTGTGATTGGTGGAACGGATTGAGTTAATCCAGCAAACTGATTGGTGGTATAAGCTTTAAAAAACTCATCTGCACTTCTGTTTGTTTCTTTGATGTCGTAGTACGCCTCTGGATACCAATTAACAGACGGAGACGTTATATCATCCTTAAAAATGGATTCAATGATCTTTCCATCTGTCCATTCCTTTTGTTTAGCAAGCTCTTTTTTAATTGCTTCTTGCGATTTTTTAATAACATCTAATGGGTTTTGATCCCAGTCTGGATTGGGTGCTTCAAACGTGTTGTAGTCAATATTGACTGGAACCGGAAAACTCGGATTAAATAAATCACCCTCTGCTTTTTCTAGGTATGAGTCTGGAGATACCAGGTCTTTTGCTGGCATTGGAGGTAACGGGTCACCATCTTCATCGGTACCTGTTATCAACGGATTATTCAGACTGCCCTCGTTAACCGTATTGGCTTTTAACGTCGGTAACAGTTGCGAGGGTTTCGGTTCGGTCGTCGGTGTCGGCGCGGCATCAACACCAGTCTGATCAGTACGTATTGGTTGCACATCCCGTTTTTGCGCTTCTTCGTTTGGGTCTTTTGGTTCTAGTACACTCATCTCAACGGGGCCTCATGGGTAATAATTTCGCCGTATTTCCGGATCATGTTTTGACATAGTAGGCAACCCCCAACTGGAGAACTGTGAACCCGCCGCATAGAGAGTTGTCCTCGATCATAACTGGTCTGATATCGCCGTCCAACATGCTCACCCAGCCGTTTTACATACCCACTAAAACTAATACTTGAGTCACTGGTGTTACTACGAGATTGTGGTGATTGATTTAACAATCCCTCACCACCAAAAATTACGGCCAATACGTCTTCTACCGTGTTTAGTCTGCCTTTATAAGGGGCTAAATACTCACGAACTAAGTCCATCTGCCGGGTTCGACTCCACCCGGCAATTTCGAGCAAGTTGATGGTTCGCCCATTCATGGTCTTTGTAATCCCACCGACTTCATCCGGGTAAAACTGGATGAGTCCAGTTGCTCCCTCTGCATTACGAATTGAGGGGGAAAATGTACCACCTGTCTCAAACGCCATCACATCCACTAACCACTGAGCCGGGATGCCAACAGAATCAGCAACAGAGGCAATTTTGCGGGCAAATTGACGGTCTCTGGCAATCACACCGTAGCCATAGTTGGCTTGCGGATTATTTCGACCTTGATAATCTTGTTTGTGGATTGACGCATATCCGTTTGACATGGGATTTGAGTTGTTAAATATGATCCTTTGTCTCACAATCAGGCGCGGATTTACCTTTAGCATTCCACCGCTGGCTTGTGGATTGCTTGGATACCCTGATGTGCTTCCACTACCCATCCGTCCAGGGGCCGTCTGTGTTGGCGGTGATCCTAACCCTCTTGGTGAGTGCTTGGCGTGTCGAATACTTGACAGATAGCGTATTGGGTCGATTGTCCCAGATTGCGGATTTGTAAAACTGCCGTCATCCACCCATACCTGAAAATGGAGGTGACGCCCTGTCGAATCTCCTGCACGGGGGTCTGCTGGATCACCACCAACCAAACCGACTGCATAACCCGGTGGTATGGTCTGTCCACTTCTTACATTGAACTTCCTGAGATGTGAATACTGCTCCACCCGTCCATCGTGTGTTCTAACCATGACCGTACCGCCATAACCACCCCAATTATCTGCCAAGATGACGGTGCCTCCTTGGATGGTCAAAGCACTGACATTATCGCCTGTAGCTGAATAATCGATGCCAGCGTGAAACCGCTTGTCTCCCTTAGTTGGATGCGTTCTCCACCCATAACCACCCGTAACGGTGACTGGCGTACCACCGTGGAATGGAATACTGATGCCGTTAATTTTTGCAAAAGGGGCTATTGGGGGTGTTTCGGGGTAGCCTTCTGCTACCCCTTGGTTAAAATTTGGCAGTACCGATCCCCCTTTCTTTTTTGGATCATACTCTTCAGCCGCTTTTCTTTGCCCTGATGTTTGGGCCTCCATCTGTTTTATGAACGAATTGTCTTTTGGGTTATCAATGTTCAGTCCAATGGCTAACCAGCGATCGCGTAATTCCCGCATCGCTGGCAGTACTGTTTCACTCAGTCGGATGATGGCATCTCTGACTTCTGGAGACGTTTCGGGTCTCAAAATTGGCAACCCGGTTTCTGGGTCTTTCTGTGTTTCGACCTGTTTTAGTATCCCCGTTATTGGGTCAATCGTTTGGGGGTCTCCCAAGCGACCGGGGGTTACCTGGTCGATTACTTTAGCGACCTGCACCGAATACTGAGCGTATTGCTGTTGTAGCGCGAGCCACTCTTTGCGATCTTTGTTAAAGTCTTCTGCTGCCTGTACGGCCATCCGCTGCAAGGTGGTCAGAGGCGTTTTCCCTTCTTTGGCCGCTAACAACAGCATCCGAGCTTCCGGGCTGTTTTGGAGGATGTCATACGTCAACGCTCCAACATGATAGGCTTCTGCCTTGTTTGCATCATCAAAGCTAATGACCTCAGATCTGTCTTGGGCCATTTTTCGCAAAGCTTCTTGATTCTTTTCATAAGCCACCGCTTTGTCGGTGGTACTAAAGATGTCTGGTACGTTCCCGGCCAACTCAGGCACACCATGCTTTGTAGCTACATACCGTAAGGTTGATCGATATTCGTATTCGCCAATTTCACCTTTGTTATATTTATCGACTGTCGGTTGAATTTCGTCGTAAAACGCTTTAACAGCATTTGCTGATTCGACTAACGATTGGCGATTTTTCTCACCGCCTTGATATTGCTCTACGGCTTGAGTCAGTAACTTTGCTGCAATATAGGCTTTATCTTTGGCGTCTAATTGAAGCTTTTCTGTGCCTGTATTAAATGCTTCCCAAAATCCATTCCACGCTTCTTTCTGCTCTTCGACTGTTTTTGCCGTACTCAACCGTACACTAAACGATGCCGTAGAGGCATTCAGCTTGGCTAACTCGTAATCTCTCCAGGCTTCTTTGGTCTCTTTTAGCTGCTGAAACTGGCGTTCGGCTTGCTTTGACGCCACTTCATCCAACCCACTAAACGCAATCTTCCAGAGTTCGTCTCTCAGTTCAGGTGACAGGTCTTTGAACTGTTTGTTCAGAATAAGCTCTAAATCGCCCCGTGTTTTTTCAACACCGTCTTCAGATGCCCCTGACACAACCTGAGATCGCAATTCAAGCAGTTTGTCTCGGATGAGTGTTTGAGCCAGCACCTTACCTTCTTCTTGTTGCGTCTTAACCTGGGTTTCGTATTTCTTATCCGCTGTTTCTTGCTTCTCTTTTAGGGCCTTCTGGTATAACGCCAGACCACCCGTCAAGTTACCGACAATACCGGCAAGTGTCTCCGCTCCTTTCGATTGGGTTCTGCTTTGTGCCTCTTTTACCTTGGCATCCGCGATCGCATTGATCGAGTTTAATTGAGCTTGATACGCTTGCTCTTGGTACTGTCGAGCTTCTGCAAATTTCTGACCGGTTACATCCGGAATGGGTTGATGGGTCGGAGATTGCAGCGACATCGGATTTGGAATATTTGAATCAATCCCGATGACCCTAACAAGTTGTGATTCTGCCATATAATCACCAAAATTAACCGTAATAAGGATAATTATCCGTGCGAACATCCACGCCTTGCTGGATTGCCTTAGATGGCTGTTGGTACTGCTGCCAAGACGGAGTTGATAGCTGTCTTTGAGTAGGGTTCGCAAATAGTGGAGCTGCTTGCGAAAGTAATCCTGATGCACTATGTAAAAACGAAAGAAACCCATAATTAGGAATCGCACGTCGTTGTGCTGAAATAGCCGCTTGTTGCGACCGCTCACTAATCATGTTGGATAAATAACCCATGTTTGCACTCGCAGCGGCTGACTTATAAGCCGACTCTGTGGCTATCTTGTTTCGTTGGCTCTCTAAGTCCAAGATTTTAGTGTTGTAAACGTTTCCAATTTCGTTTAATTGCTGTTGTCGGTCAGCGGTCGATCGGTAGTACTCAGCCGTCTGTTGTCCGAGCTGTCGCTGATACTCTGCCATCGTGTCAGCGTATTCTGTGTTGGCGTCTACCGAACGGTTCCTTGTAGCCACATCTTCTTGAGTATTTTGAAACAAGTCCAGCAAAGACGAGAGTAAAGCCTCTTCGTTGGCCTGCTGTGTGCCCGATGTGAGCGCGTTACCCTGGGTTGCCGCCATGAAGAACGATAAAGCATCCGCCCTGGTTTTTTTATCCTTGAGTAGTTCCTGAGCATATTGAGCCATTTGGTTGCGTGATTGGACAATCAGATTCGCCGCCTCTTGATTCGCATTCACCAAAATGTTATTTGCCGACTCATTGGCTTGTGCTTCAATTTGTTTGGCTTGCGTTTGCATCGAGGAGATTTGTAGATCTTGCTGTAACCGCTCCAGTTCCATACGCTGGCGTTCTTGCTGCGTCTGTGCATCAATGATCTGCATTTCGCGGTCTCGCATTTGCTGCGAGTACGCTTTTGTACTTTCAAAGTGCGCTTGTGCTAGACGCAATCGGTCTTCTGACGCCAGAGCCTGAGCATCTAAGGCGTCTTGCTGTGCGCGTGCTGCTTTATTTTGTTGGGATATTTGGGCTACGGTTCCAATGGATGACAACCCTAAACCCACAACCGCTATTGCTTCTCCCATACCCTAATCTCCATAACTAAGCGAACTCTTTGATTTGCTGCTGGTGGTGATTTGATAGCCGACTAGATCAAATGCCGTGTCGCTAAAGGCCCAAATCATCGATTGAAAGGCGTAGCTCGTACCTATGATCGGCTCCACCATCCGGGCAAACCGTTTGTATTGTCGAGATGACGGCGTGATGTCAAACGAGGCAACATCCCAATAAATTTCTGAAAATCCATAGACATCAGCCGTTGAAAACCCTTCATCTAATTCCTCATAAATAAAGACCAGGTTGAAGTTCAGCAGCACCTTATATCGACCAATAATTTCCTCGTAATTTTGTAAACTCGCCGCGTTGACATCGTTATCTTTATAAACATCCTGACCAATGGTGTTATCAAAATATCCGATGTAGTGGGTCAAGTTTTTTAGCTTGTGCAGGGACTCACGCAAAAATAACGGAGACTTGTGATAGCTGGGATAGAGGCTTCCATAGGTCAAAATTGCACCGTTGACACCTGATGAAAATGTCAGCTTATAACAGCCGCTAGTTACGTCCTCTGAAACCGTGTAATCCACGCCCTGAGCCAGTTTAACCTTGTCTCGATACACCACTACCGGGTATGTGTTGTCTTGAGCACGTTGCTCAATTGTTAACGTGTTACCATCACCGGGTAGTGTGAGCAAATACACGGTGGACTTGTGGGTTTTGACCCAATCATCCCCAAATACGAGCTTGCTACCGTTTAGATACACCTCACAATCTTGGATACTGGTCACGTCCAAAATCCTGAAACCACGGCCATTCCCAGTCTCTTCAATGGAGGTTGGGTACTCCATCTTCCATGCTTTTGTCACATACGTTAATTTACGCACCGGGACGTTTGTGACAATATCAAAAGCACTAGACCCGCTGACTGTATAATTTGTCACCTGATCAAAATAGTATGAGCTACGTAGTTGCAGGTATTCAATGTTGTTTGGGGCAGTTGAAAAGCTGATGTATTTGGTGGACGCAATGATCGGCGTCACCTGGTTCGACGACGATACCAGCAGGGCTCCATGAAAGCTGTGCCAAACCCCGCCAGTTGTGTTGTATTCTGTCCATGCTTCTCGAATCGTCGAATATACGTAGAGATGATCGGAGACATACGGTTGGTTGATCCCGCTGACAGACACATACACTTCTTCATTTAATGAATCGTACATCATCCAAGCAGTACCCTCGTTGTACGGGGTATTGACACTTGACAACAGGTTACGGATCTTTATAGACCGCTCACCCGCTGTGTAATCCCCGGCCTCAACGGTTGGTGTGATGTCATAGACACCCGATGAGGATAAAAAGAGTACGGTCTTATCCACTTTGATCACGGATAAGGCATTAACGGCTCCCAATGCAGCGATGTAGTTCAAGTATGTGTTGGTGGGTGTGATCGTACCCGTTTGACCGCCGTGAATCCGATAGAGGGCTTTACGTGTAAAGACAAACAAATTGTTTTGATACTCAATCAACCCCGTAATCAAGTCATCAATTGTATTGGCGATCAACACGTCCACAGCGTCTGTTGATAGCCCGCGCTCTAGGGACGTTTGATAATTGTTGTAAAACGTTCCTGCACGGGTACTGTCGAGTACGTTACTCATCAGCACCATCATGGGGTTATTTGGAAAACCACCAAAAACGATACGGCCTTGGTAAATCGTCACTGTCCGTGGAAAGCTACCTCTTGAATAGTCCGCCACGACCCCTAGACCGTACGCCGCAAAGATAGACCCATCCTTAAAGTCAGTTCGCTCTGATAACGCGGCGGTTCCAACAACATTGACATCCACTTCGGCATTGATGATCTCAACAAACGATTCGGGTGACATGCCGACTGGGTTTGTGGCGGTAAAACTCACGTAGGCTCCCACCGTCGTATTATTGGTGATCGTCGTAGACCACGCGGAATCTCTGAGATAATACGTAGGGCTTGATGAGGGTGTACCACTTGCCGCTGTTGGGTTTGTGTTTTGGGTGTAGAGTCGGTTGTTGACATACACCAACAGCTTGTTCGCGGACTGACCTTGACCCCCGCGAAACGTCAGTTTAGCCGACCGCAAAAAGTGTACGGCGTCTGGTGCTGACGGGGTTGAACCTGAGTATGGTTCAATATCACCGAAGGTCACATAGGCTAACCCTGGAGTGATGGGATCGGCGATCGCCTTATCGTAACGACCTCCTTGCGAATGATTCCACTCGGTACTTAACGCGGGCTTAAAGTTAGATTTGAACGTAAATGGATCATTGTAGTTCGTCGATTTGAGTACCTCAATCCCGTAAAACCCGTAAAAGGCTTCCTGAACCCCTTGAGTAATCCGAGTGCTAATTTTCACATTTTGATCTTCAACCGACACATGAAACCGTGTGGTGTGCTGGTGGATTTGATCGCCTTCCATTTTGATCGACTCTGACCACCACTGCCATGTGATAAAGACGATATCAATCAGATCAGACGTCGCAATACTGCCATGTGTGATGGTTGTCGTTCCCCCTGAATACGAAACACTAAACCCACTCGCCACTCTGACTCCGTTTCGGTAGTAGATGATGTTGGTCGTGGCGATTTGGGCAAATCGGTCATCGGTGAATGCATAGGATCCATTGGTGGTGGCTGATCCCGAATGTTCCACCAATGAGACCTGGATTGGAACGTTCACGCCAGTCGTCATGATGATCCTGGGTTCAACCTCACTGGTCATGACAAAATCACATCGCACCCCGGCGGCTTTTGATGACCACACATTTGATTTTGTAATGACCGGTATTAAGGAATTATTTTCGTAAGCGTAGACCACCAGACTGGTTTGTTCTTTCGCAAGCAAACCAATCTGACCGTTTTTATAAGCCACCGGTATTAACGTGGTTCCAGAGGCATCCGTTAACCCGGATCGGTTGTAAAGACTCAGACTACCAGATCGCTTTACGATGTCTCCCTGTTGCGACACATAAACATTACTCATATCTGGTGAGTCTTCGAGCGGAATGTTCAGCCTTGAACTGATGGTGTTTAATCCACCGTACAGCGCCGTTTGTAGAACTTCATCATCTCGTGATCCCGTCCGTGTCGAACCTAGGGGCCCCGGTGTCCCTTGTTGATTTGAATTGTCGAGTGCCATTATGCTCTTCTCCACCCTTTGTACATGTTCCCACCGAGCGACGTTGCAGCCGTGTTCCGACCCCGTAATTGAAGCGCTCTAGCTTCGTATTGCTTGTTAAACTCCGTGAGTTTTGCCACATCTGCACTCCGATCCGTACCAAACAAATAAGCAGCACGAATGATAACAAGTTCTAAGTATGGATCGGGGATGACGGTAAATACGCCGGAGTCCGTGGATGGCGAGTCCACCCATTGGGTGATATAAAACCAAATTTTGGCCTGCTCTGTTGTGTTTGTTGGGTACGGTGAGATACGCACTTGCTTGTCTGTAATTGGACTAAAGTAATACGCCCGATTAGAGGCGTCACTATACGGGCTATCGGGTAGTTTAATAAACTCCGATTCAGGGATAAACAACAGATCAAATCGACCCCCGCCTGCGTCATAAGCGACTCCACGGATGCGTTGGGTAATCTCAGGTAACGTGGCAATGTTACCCACCCAAGTGGTCGCGATCGTCTCAATGCGTGCCCAATACCAATCACTGAGGTTACAAACATCTACCAAGGCGGTGCGAATTGCACTTTTGACCATCGCACCAATCGTATTGTTCAAACTGGGTAATGGCCGTTCCCCGCATTTAAGCAGGATATCATTCGCCACATCGATTAACGTGAATGCCATAAAAAACCCCTAGCGTAATCTCTAGGGGTATGTATAGCGATCCTTTGCTGGGAATCGAGGTGGTTGAGTGAAAAATTTAGACTAATCCATCTTCATCCGTGCTAATTACCACAGCAGCATCCTCTCTATAAAGTTTAGCGCCATAGATTTGGGTATGCACTACATGGTATTCCTGGTAATCTGTTGACCAAGCAACGTCCATCATTGGCATCTTTTGAGGCCAAAAGGCAAGCCATTCAGGATGACATAAGATGGCTGAGTAGTAATTTGCAGTGAGGGGAGTGATCGTAAAATCACTCTGGGTAGGGTAATAGGGAGACCCCGCCATCCCTGGTGTGGGTGCAGGGGTACCATCGTCACCATTGGTATACCCGGTCAGAGAGTTAATGGTCAAATTCGAGGTTAGGACTACGGGCACCCCCAAAATCTCACCAATCGTCCCTCTAGAAATATCCGATATTTGCCCATAATCCTTGTGGATAAACTTCGGTTCATTCAGCAATCCCGCTTTATGACCCACACCCACGATTAACACCCGTCCCTCTTGGGGGACTTTGCGTTTATCGAGTATGGTATTCGCCGCCAAGATCGTCGGATAGTCGATCGGTGAGGACGATACGATGTGGGACGACGATGAATACCCAATCACCGCCGCTCGTTGGGCTAGTAAAAAGTTATCAATGTCCTCGGCTAATGCTCGACCGGCTTCGTTTGTATACTCATTGCGCAAATTGGTATGGGATTGGATCCGAACAATGTCTTGGATTGGGAACGAGGACTCCATGTATCGATCTACTTCCATCATCCATTCGGTTTCCGTTCGGCTTTGGTAGTGTACCGGGTTACCGGGGACAAACGCTCGGACACCCAGACGTCCTAACCGGGGCATCCGGATGCGATCGCCCGCACCATAATTCCCGCCGATCTTCTTAACGTAGTTGGCCATGACCAAGTTTGACCGGCGATATCGGATTAACTCAGTTCCCCATATTTCCGGTCGGAAAGCAGCGGTTTCCGCCAACCCAAACGGAGTTCCAGACGGGGCTTTAACGGTATACGGCATGTTCGCTCACTCCTAATCTCTAAAATGCTCTGATGTAACTTGGGTCGTATTCGACAGCCTCTGGTGGGATATCCGACCAGTTAATACGACGATATTCATCGTCTGACATTTCAACTAAATCACTCATTTTGTAGAGTTGTTTTGGTTGATTAATACGACCTTGAGGGGTTGTAGCTCGTGAGCTACGGTTAATGGATGGTGTGGCTTTCATCGACCGTTTTTTCAAATCTCCTTCGATTTTTGCCCAAATAATTTTTGCCCCATCCACATCATCTAGTGCTTGTTGTTTGTTCGGCGGTAACGTATTAAAGTACGCACGGATTGCTCGCATTCGTTGATTAAACTCTGCTTGATCGACCTGCCAATCGGTTTTTAGTATTTCCTCTTGACGTGCAACACTCATCTGAGCGAGAGCTTTTGTCCCACCGCTTGCTTCAACTTGTGCCCTAAATGCAACCAGTTCTTGCACTAAGTTCAACGCATCATTGACTGGCATACCAAACAACTTTTCAAATGATGCGTTAAAATTTTTATCAGCTTCAGTGTATGTGGTATCCTGGGTATCGTGGCTTTCTTGTGAGGGAGATTCGTTTGAGTCTCCCGTTTTTTTGTTTAATTCATCAATATATAGGTCTAATTCACTTTTATCTTCTTGTGCTTCAGCGTCGATATCTGTACTGTCAGAATCAACTGTCTCTACCTGTTCTTCTTCAGGGTTCTCAACAGTGTCATCCTCAAAATATCCGTATCGTTCAACGGAGTAATCCTCTTCTTCAGGTACGCTGATTTTTGGTGGTATAGTCCCTTGCTTGATGTTCATACGTGTGGTGACAATTTATGTTTTACTGTTGTCACGCTTAGCACCTAGATACCTAAGCCTGATCGCAATTGTTCCAGTATGTCACCGACCGGCTGCGCCATCATGGATGCTTTCAGTGCTCCAACCGCCGGTTGTCCTCCACTAAACTGTGCTGCTTCTTCAATTGCCGATAAGTCCTGAGATGATATTGGAGCAACACCACCACCACCCAAACCAACAGGTATAGAGCCACCAAGTGATTCCTCAGGCTGCGCTTCAGGAGCAGCACCTTGAAGAGCTGCTGTCTGGTCAGGTAGCGCCGCTCCATACGCTTGAGGTGCTTCAGCGTTAATAAACCGTTCATAGTCCTCTTCCAAAAATCTAGAGGCTAAGTCTATTAAAACTTCAGTCCAGTTCAACTGCTCCGCCATTTGTGGCACTGAGCTTACTGCTTGCAAAAAGTCCAATCGATTTTTGAGTTCAAACTCTCTATTTGCAATGTGATCCGCTCCCAGCGGTATCACGTCCATATCGATGGATAACTGCCCCGGGCCTACTTCGAGGTATTCCCAACTCCCAGGCTGTTCCCCTCGAATACGAACCACCTCAGGCACAGTAACAAACTGTTGCATATACGCATAGGTTCGTTTGAGTAACGGCATGAGTGCATTGTATTCGATGTGGCGATGTATACCATTCAATCGATTTCCACCGGCTTCTCGTTGTGCGTTGATCTCTTGGGCGGTCACCCGTTCACCGCTTCTGCCAACACCGGCGGCAATAAAGGGTGTGGTGCCTGTTGCTTTTTCGATCTTGCTGGACAGTAACTGCTCTTCGGTGATGGAGTACTGGAAGTCTGTATCTCTTGGGATTGGTTTAAGGGCACCCATTTGCGCGACCGGGATGGTTCTTCCGGGTTCGGTGTAAATCTGGTCTAAGTCAACCGTCCCGTCATTGAGCACCTCCCACATGGGGTTGGTGGCAAGCTCACCGCCGTCCAACCGCTGATTCATAATGATATTGAGTTCATGGATGTTACCCAGCACGGGGTCGAGTGCGGACAAGCCATAAGGTGAATTTAATACGGGAATGTAGGTTGTAAAAATGAATGGCTTGCCTTCCCAAAATGGGTTCGTTTCAAATGCCAACAAGCAATCCCCGGCGATCGCAACCACCACATCGCTGTATTCAATGTCTTTGAGCCGTAAATCACCCCAAAACTCAATAATCTCGATCGTGTCTGTCGGTGACCAATAACCCACACTGTTTGAGATTCCTAAAAAGTCATTGAGTTCATGTCGTTTTGTGTTTGGCAGGGTATCTTTTGGCTTCATCTCCTGGATTTTTTTAACGGTGGTCAGGTCGTACACTCCTTCTTCCACCAGGCGGATCACTTCCCCTTTGGTTTTGATGATCCGCCGGATAAAGTTAGAGTCATTTGGGTTTCGAGCACCGGGGTCTAACCAAACATCAAACATATCCAGTACTTCCAGCTCAGGTGCATTCTTTACCACTCGTTCTGTCGGCTGAGCCGTAACAAGGTCTCCCTCGTGTGGATCGCGAATGAGCACATTTCTGAAGCTATGTTTCGTTTCATAGCGCCAAGGTAGAGCAATACAAGATGTGCCTGTAATAATGGCTTGTCGGACATTGGCGTCCCAATGATCCACAAACATCGCATCCGTCAGCTTCTTATGGGTATACTTTTTCATCATCCTGAGGTACTTCTTCCATTCAGGATCCCCAACGTGCATCTTCGGCAGCAAGTCAAACCAGTTGTGGTTTGGAAAAAAAGCACCCTGTAGCCAAGAGTTAACGGTCTCAACAATCTCAAACGCTTTACTGGTGGTCAGTTGATGTCTCCAGTCGGCCTGCACATTTCCGACCACTTGCGAGATGCGCTGCCGAACCCATCGGTTACTTTGTGGCGTTCCGAGATAAGCCGCCCATGACTCCAACCAGGTGTCTTCTCGCACACGACG